GACCCGGGGCCGGCTGCAGGCGGAGGCGCAGGAAGCCTTTAACGCCTACATCCGCTACCGGGACATGGGCCTGCCCTGCATCGACTGCGGACAGCCCTTTGAGCCCGGTCGCCCTGGTGGGTCGGTCGATGCCGGCCACTACCTTGCCCGCAGCGTGGCGCCGAACCTTCGCTTTCACGAAGACAACGTACACGCCCAGCGCAAGAACTGCAACCGGCCAGGGGGAACCACGCGCGCCGACTTTCGGGCTGGTCTGGTGGCTCGGATCGGTGAGGAGCGGGTGCAGGCGCTGGAGGCAGACCACACCCCACGCAAGTACACACAGGACGACTTCCGCTCGGTCAGGGACACCTACCGCGCCAAGTTGAAAGAACTCAAGGAGAAGACATGAAGGAATACAACCCAACGAAGGGAAAGATCGTCCCGCTGCTCGCTCTGATGAAGGAAGACCCCATGCGTGAGTTCTCCGTCGCGGAGGCCGCCGAGGTCATGCGGTGCAGCACCAAGTCTGTGAGCCCGCTGGCCGCTTGGGCGTGCAAGTCCGGCGTGATGTTCCGCCGCACGGTGGAGCGCCGACTGTTCCTGCGCGGCTCGCCGTACCCCGAGGCCGAGCAAAAGGTCATGGCGCGCAAACACCCTGAGCGCGTGGTCATCCGCGACGGCTGGGCGACGGACCCAGATGACCCGCGCATCGGCAAGGTGGTGCCCGGTTGGACGCCGCCCAAGATGGTCTGCGTGAGGTTGGAAGCATGAAGATCACGGAAGACTGGATCGCACAGCGGTGCGATGACGACTGCGGATGCCTGATCTGGACAAAGCAGGTCAGCCGAGACGGTGCTCCTGTCGCATGGACTCAGTTGGATGAGAACGGCAAGCGCTTCAAGTTTCAGGTGCGCAGGGCTGTGTGGGAAATGCGAAATGGCCCGATCCCGGATGACATGCGCGTGACCTACAAATGCAACAACCCGAGGTGCCTGACATGCCTGGCACTGGCTTCTCCTGGCGAAATCAACTCCCGAACATGGTCACGCCCCGACTTGCGGGCCAAGAAGGTCGCAGCTCTGACCAAGGCGTCCAGGGCGCGCGGAAAGCTGGACATGGACAAGGCCCGCCGCATCCGCGAGAGCACGGAAACGCTCAAGAAGATTTCCCACGAGATGGGAATCAGCATGACCCTGGCGTCGCAAGTACGGCGCGGGATGGCGTGGAAAGAGGGCGCCAATCCGTGGGCTGGTCTGGGAGCCTGACGATGAGAAAGCACACCCGCCGCAAGGTCTGGCCGCTGGTCAACACCCTCACGCACGCAATCGCCGGAGCGGCCATCACAGATACGGTCAGTCTCGACAAGCTGCGCCTTCGTGAGCTGTCCGCCATCGAGGCATTCCGCACCGGGAACGCCGGCAAGCAGGAATGGCTGGACATCGCTGATCTCCTCAACATCTGCGAGACGCTATCCACGGACGGCATCGGCCCGGAAGCACTGGAGCCCTGCCAAAAGGCACAGGAGGCGCTACAGGCCGCCCACGCCCGGTACTTCGGCAAGGCCAAGACGCTGACCCTGACCGGCCCCGAGCTTCAGGCACTGAGGGACAGCTACGAATTCCACGACCTGCAGCGGCAGTCGATCAGCCGCAGCCGGTACGAGCAGGCAATCCAGAAGACGGCCAACAGGATCAGGTCCAGCCACCCGAGCCTGCGGGTTTGCATGGCGTAGCTGACACAACCACAACGAGGAGCGAGGGATGCGAAGGGAAGAACACGTTGACTACCACCTGGTCCCTGACCATCACCTTGCCATCCATGCGAGGCTGGAGGCTTGGGCGCGCTGGGTACGCGTGCGCCCCACCGGCTGGCAGACGGCCCCGATGTTCCGGCAGTACCGCTCCAAGGCTTGGCAGTGGGAAACCCCGGTCCTCAAGGAGGAAATGAACGTGCTGGAGGCCGTGGAGATGGAAAAGGCAGTCTCCCAGCTCCCCGAAAAGCACCGGGAGGCCATCCGCTTTTGCTACGTCTGGTGCAACGGGCCGCAAGCAACGGCTAGGCGGCTGGGGGTGACGAAGCAGGGCCTGCTGGAGTTGATCCAGACGGGCAGGGCGATGTTGAAGAACAGGGGCGCGTGATGGGTGAAATCGAGCAACTGAGGAAAGAGGTCAATGAGCTGCGGGAGCGACTGGCGAAACTTGAGCAGCGCGGACAGGTCTTGCCGGGGCTCCCATATTCGCCGCCTATGTGGACCGTCCCGATGCAGTACGTGCCAGTCGAGGTCCCGCACGGAACGCCGCCGGGCGTGTGGTGCCAGAAGGAGGGTGCGTGATGGGCGATCATCTTGCGATGACAACCGAACTAAAGCCATGTCCGCTGTGTGGAGGGAAGCCTAGATTGGTTGACCTCGCCGGCTGGGAAATCCACTGCGACTGCGGCTTGCAGCTATGGCATGAGTTGCCAGACAAGGAACCACTGATAGATCGCTGGAACACCAGAGTTGGAGCATCTTTGCGCGATAGGGCGATAGCCATGATCCCTGGCGCGGCAGAAGTGTTGTCCAAGCAACAGGGCGACAAAAGGTAGTTGCGGTCGCGTTCGGACCTGTGCTAGACTCGCGCAATTCGAGCGCGGGCATCCGCAGTGAGTCGATATTCCTTGCGGGGGCAAAGGTGCCAGCAGGGAGCAAGCGCATGGTGATTGGTCCGCCCCGGTCGAGAAGGCGGGTAAATGGCGAGGCTATCGTTACACGGCCAGCCAGTCGCCAGCCGTTTGCTCTGTCAGAACCGCCAGGAGTCACGGGGCGAATAGAGACTCTGGACGATGCGCGGTCGTGGCCAGGGGAAAACACAGGTTATGGGCACCGCGCAAAGTGCCTGCTACTGTGAAACCAGCCCGAGTGGTGCCCGGGCCGGCAGAGCAAAACCATTCAAAGGCTCGCCAAGTGCGGGCCTGTCTCGTTTTTGGCTCACGCCATCCCCAGCATGGGGTCAGCAGCAAGTCACCGTGAGGCACCGCCGCTCGCTGAGCACAGGGCGCCACCTAGACACATCGCTGCCCCGGCACTTCTTCATGCCAGGTCTCCTGACCTTTCACAGCCCGCCCTAAACCAGCGGGCTTTTTCTATTCCCCGACCGGACGGATTCCGGGTCGCCACATCGTGAGGCGCAAATCATGACGCAACGCAGCAAAGTAGAGCCAACTACAGCCAAGAGGAAGCCTCCGAACGCAGGCAAGGGGCGGAAGGCGGGGGTGCCGAACAAGGCGACTGCCAACGCACGCGAAGCCATTGCCCGCTTCGTGGACGGCAACGCTGACCGGCTGACGCAATGGCTGGACGAGATCTATGCGGCTGACGGGGCGAGGGCGGCGTTCAACTGCTTCACGGACCTGATCGAGTACCACGTACCCAAGCTGGCTCGCCATGAGCACACCGGCAAGGATGGCGGCCCGATGGTGGTGAGCGCAACGCCCACAGACGCATCCCTGTGAAGTTCACCCCCAGGCAGTTGCAGGCGCAGTCGGTCCTTGCCGGCAGCGCCACGCACAACATGCTCTTTGGTGGCTCCCGCAGTGGCAAGACTTTTCTGCTGGTGCGCAACACGGTCATGAGGGCAGTCAAGGCGCCGGGGAGCAGGCACGCGGTGCTGCGGTTCCGCTTCAACGCGGTCAAAGCGGCGGTGGTGCTCGACACGTTCCCCAAGGTGATGCAGATCGCTTTCCCGGGCGTGAAGTACGACCTGAGCAAGTCCGACTGGTTCGCCGAGTACGAGAACGGCTCACAAATCTGGTTTGGCGGGCTGGACGACAAGGAGCGCACCGAGAAGATCCTTGGACAGGAGTACGCAACGATCTACTTGAACGAGGCGAGTCAGATCAGTTGGGAGGCGCGGAACATGGCGCTCACCCGCTTGGCGCAAAGGGTGGACCAGGTGATTGACGGCCAGCACTCGCTGCTGCAGCCGCGCATGTATTACGACTGCAACCCGCCGAGCAAGGCGCATTGGGCTTACCGCCTGTTCGTGGAGAAGCTGGACCCCGAGACGCGGATTGCGCTGCCGCACCCGGACGACTACGCGCACTTCCAGATCAACCCGCAGGACAACGCGGAGAACATCAGCGCTGGCTACATCGAGACGCTCAAGGGCATGTCCGCCAGGTTTCAGCGCCGGTTCTTGCGTGGCGAATGGGCTGACGCGAACCCCAACGCGTTGTTTCAAGAGGCGGATATCGACAAGTGGCGCGTCTCTGACGGTGTGCTGCCTGAGATGGTGCGGATTGTGGTGGGCGTTGACCCGAGCGGCTCGGATGACGAGGACAACGCTGACAACGACGAGATTGGCATCACGGTAGGCGGCCTTGGTGTGGATGGCAACGCGTACTTGTTGGAAGACTTGACGCTCAAGGCTGGCCCGGCAACGTGGGCCCGTGTGGCAACCAGCGCCTATGACCGGCACGAAGCGGACTGCATCGTGGGCGAGATGAACTACGGCGGCGCGATGGTCAAACACACGATCCAGACCGCTAGGCCGCGCACGCCGTTCAAGATGGTCACGGCCACGCGCGGCAAGCATGTCCGCGCAGAGCCATTCAGTGCGCTCTATGAGCAAGGCAAGGTGCGGCACGCCGGCTCGTTCGTGAAGCTGGAGGACGAGCTTTGCGGCATGTCAACAGTGGGCTACACAGGGCAGGGAAGCCCGAACCGTGCCGATTCGTGGGTTTGGGTGCTCTCCGAGCTGTTCCCGGGCCTCGTTCGGTCAAAGAAGGAAAAGAAGGAGCGCCCCGAGCAGTCTGGACACGGCGGCGGCGCTCAAAGTTGGATGGGATGACATGAAACCAGGCATTCGCCAACACGGCCCGGCCACGCTGAAGCTGTCCTTCAACAAGACCATCCCCGCCCATCTGCGCGGGAACATCCTGGAAGTGACGCACCTGCTGACGCCCGACCAGCATCGCGGGCAGGGCTACGCAAGCCTGCTGATGCAAAAGCTGTGCGCCGAGGCCGATGAAGCCGGCAAGGTGCTGCTGCTCATGCCCAAGCCCTACGACGATGCGCCGATGGACCGCGAGGCCCTGGTGAGCTTCTATCAGCGCTTTGGCTTCGAGGTGATCCAGGAGCACCCTGTCCTGATGGCTCGCCCGCCCGGCGCCGCTGCAACCGTGACGATCAAACCGCTGGCATACGCAATGGGGATGCACTGATGGCAGACCAAGCCCAAGACGCCGACGACAAGAAGCCGAGCAAGGGCAAGGACATCGTTGCGGAAGCACAGGAACGCTTTGAAAAGGCCAAGGACGCCTTTGGCGCCAATCGTGCGCTTGCCATCCAGGACACCAAATTCGTACTGGGCGATTCGGATAACGGCTGGCAGTGGCCGGAAGACATCTTCCGCCAGCGCTCCACGGTGGAAAAGCGCCCGTGCCTGACGGTCAATATCACCGCTCAGCACTGCAACCAGATCATCAACAACATCCGACAGAACCGGCCGCAGTGCAAGGTTCTGCCGGGCGATGCGCGCGCAGCCAAGAAGGCGGCGGAAATCTACGCCGGGATGATCCGGGGCATCCAGGCGGCCAGCCACGCCGATGTGGCGCACGACACCGCTGCGGAGCACGCGATCTACGGGGGCGAGGGCTATTGGGTCATCTCCACCGACTACGAGAGCCCAACGAGCTTCAACCAATCCATCTGCATCCTGCCGGTGGAGAACCCGCAGCTTGTGCTGATCGACCCGTTTTGCGGGATGAACAAGCTGAAGGCTCAGTGGGGCTTTCTGTTCGAGGAAATCAGCAAGGAAGAAGCAAAGCGGCTGTACGGCAAGGACGGGGTAGACCCTTCGACCTGGGCCAACGAGAGCACCAGCGGCTGGTACAGCGACAAGACGGTCCGGGTCGCGAAGTATTACTACAGCGAGCAGGTCGAGGACACGCTTTACCTGTTGCCTGACGGCACGACCGCGCTTGCATCCGAGTTGAAGGCCAAGGCCGGCGATGATGCGGTCAAGCAGGCCGAGGCCGTGGCAGCGGCCATTGAGCAGCAAACTGGCGGCAAGGCCAAGAGAACGACCACGCGCACGGCGTGGAAGTATTGCAAGCTGGTGGGCGGACACGACGAGCCGCTGGAGCAAAAGGACTGGCCTGGCTCCTACTTGCCGATCATTCAAGTGGTCGGCAAAGAGGTGAACGTCAACGGCGAGATTGTGCGAAAGGGCGTTGTTCGGGACATCAAAGACCCGGCGCGCATGGTGAACTACAGCTATTCCGGCGCCGTGGAGACGGTGGCGCTGCAGAACAAAATCCCGTACATCGCGGCGGCTGAAGCCATCGAGGGGTATGAGGATCAGTGGGGCGTGGCGAACCAATCGACCGCCTCTTACCTGCCGTACAACCAATTTGACGAGCAGGGCAACAAGCTGGATCGTCCGGCGCGGCAAGAGCCCGCCGTCATGCCGGCCGCTCAGGTGCAGATGCTGCAGCTCTCGACCGAGCAGATGCGCGCAGCCTCGGGCCAGCAAAACAGCAATTTCGGCATCAAGAGCGAAGCCGCCTCCGGTGTTGGCATCCAGCGCCTGAAGGTGCAGGGTGAGACGGCAACGTTCCACTTCCCGGACAACCTGGCTCGCGCGCTGCATGACGAAGCGGTCATCCTGATCGACCTGATTCCCAAGGTCTACGACACCAGGCGCGTCGTTCAACTCCTTGGCATCGACGGCAAGGATGACAAGGCGGTGCTCGACCCGGACATGGACGGCGCCTACGCCGAGTACACCGGCCAGGACGTGAAGGTCGCCTTCAACCCGCTGGTGGGCAAGTATGACGTAGCAATCGACACCGGCCCGAGCTACCAGACCCAGCGTCAGGAGGGCTCCGACCGGATGATGGAACTGACCGCTCGCAATCCGCAGATGATGCAGATCGCGGGAGACCTCGTGATGCAGGCGATGGACTTCCCCTACGCCGACAAGCTGGCCGAGCGGTTCAAGAAGACACTTCCGCCTGCCCTGCAGGACCACGAAGGCCAGCCGCAGATTCCGCCCGAGGTGCAGGCACACCTGCAGCAGGCGGATCAACTCATTCAGCAGATGCACGCCGAACTCGCGCAGCTTCACCAGGAGTTGGCGCAGGCCAAGTCGGGCGAGGCGCAGAAGTTCAACGAAGTGCTGGTCAAGGCATACGCCGCCGAGACCGACCGCGCCGTCGCTTTCGCGGGGGCAATGACGCCCGAGCAGGTTCACGCACTGGCGACACAAGCCGCACTGCAAGCCATGGCGCAGCAGTCGCCAGTGCAGCCTCCGGGGAACATGCCGATGCCGCCCGATCCAGGGCTCATGCAGCAACAACCACAGCAAGCGCCTCCGGGCGCTTTTTCTTTGCCCGATCACCCGCCAGCAATGGCCGCTACCGGAGCGTATCCGGGTCCTGGCACTCCGCCAGTCCTTCCTGAAGGAACCACCCAGTGAGCACTGAAGCACTGAACGGCGGCGCGCCGGCTCTTGCGAGCGAACCCGCAAACCCTGGAGCTGCACAGGAACACGCAGCGACGACCAACCCGCTCACGGACAGCGGCGAAGGTGGCGAAGGCAGTCCGGCTGCGCCCAAGACGTTCACTCAAGACGAGTTGAACGACATCGTGCGCAAGGAGAAGGCCCGGGCGGAAGCCAAGGCCGAGAGAAGGGTTCTGAGGACGCTGGAAAAGCTGCAGCCGCAGCAACAGGCGCAACCCAGGCAAGCCGAAAGCGACGACGGGAAACCCCGGCGCGATCAGTTCGCCTCCGAGGATGCGTGGCTGGATGCCCGCGACCATTGGCGTGACAGCCAGCGGGACGCAAGGGCGCGCAACGAGTCGCAAGTACAGGCAACGCAGAAGGTCTGGAAGGAAGCTTTGGCTACTCCAGGGTTCGATGCGGACGCCTTTACCGAACTCACCGAATCCATGCAGCCTTCGCAGGCCAAGGGATTGGTGGAGGCGGTGCTTGAACTCGATGCGGCCGGCAAGGTTCTGGCGCACCTGACGAACAACCCCGACGAAGCCCAGCGCATCGCCGCTCTCTCGCCCTACAAGCGGGCCGCAGAACTGGGGAAGTTGGAAGCAAGGCTTCCCACCGCCCCGAAGACCTCCAAAACCCCCGACCCCATCGGAGACCCGACGGCGCGGGGAAACACCACCGTCCAAACGTCCGACCTGTCAAAGCTGCCGATGGACAAGTACATCGAAGCACGCAAGAAGCAGGGCGCTCGTTGGGCACGCAATCACTGATTCCCACTTTCTGAGAGCACGAAATGTCCAACACCTACGCAACCTGTTCCATCATCGCGAAGGAAGCCCTTCCGATCCTGGAAAACATGCTGACCTTCGCGTCGGCGGCCAACCGCGATTGGGAAGACGAGTTCACGGGCAACATGGCCCGTGGCTACGCTCCCGGCGCGACCATCAACATCAAGAAGCCCCCGCGCTACACGTACCGTGCCGGCCGCGTCGCGGTGCCGCAAGCGACCACGGAAGGCACCGTTCCGCTGACCGTCTCGCAAGGCGGTTGCGACCTGTATTTCACCTCCGCTGAGCGCACGCTGTCGCTCACCAAGCTGGAGGCGAAGATCCAGGCCGCCATGGCTCCGGTCGCCAACGAAATCGACCGCCAGGGCTTGCAGCTTGCGCACTACAGCACGTTCAACTGCATCGGCACGCCCGGCACGCTGCCCAACACGCAGGCGCTCGCCCTGCAAGCGGTGCTGGCTGCCAACCAGCGCCTGGATGAAATGGGCGCCCCCCGCAAGGACGGCAACCGCGCATTCATCATGAACCCGGCCCTGAACGCTGCTGCGGTGCAGGGCTTCGCCGGCATGTTCAATGCCCAGAGCACGCTGTCCAAGCAGTTCTCCAGCGGCATGATGGTCGACAGCCTGGGCCTGTCCTACGCGATGGACCAGAACGTGGACGTTCACACGAACGGCTCGCAAGCCGTCACCGGCACCAACATCAACGGTGCTGGTCAGACCGGCTCCTCGATCACGGTCGTTGGTCTGGCTGGCAACATCACCAAGGGTACGGTCATCACCCTGCCTGGCGTGTTCGCTGTCAACCCGCAATCGCGCACCTCCACCGGCACGCTGGCGCAGTTCGTGGTGACGGCGGATGTGGCTGCTGCTGCAACCCAGATCCCCATCAGCCCGGCTATCGTGACTTCCGGCGCCTTCCAGAACGTGACCGCCTCGCCCACGACCGGCTCGCCGTTCACGATCTTCGGTACGGCTTCCTCGGCCTACAACACCAACATCGCGTTCCACAAGGACGCCTTCACGCTGGCGATGGTGCCGATGTGGGCACCCCCGGGCGGCAAGGGCGTCATCGACGTGGCGCAGGAGTCCTACAAGGGCTTCACGATCAAGGTTACCGAGTACTACGACGGCGTGAACGACACGGCCAACATCCGCCTGGATGTGCTGTTCGGCTGGGCCTCGCCTTATCCCGAACTGAGCGTGAAGTACGCGACCTGATCGCGCCAGCGGGGGCCTTGCGCCCCCTCTTTCCCTCCATCCCATTTCCTGAAAGGCCATCATGGTCCTCCTTTCCCGCTCCTATGCCGGCTACGCTGCCGGAACCATCGTGCAGCTCTCGACCAACGAGGAAGCCGCACTCGTCTCGCAGGGCATTGCCACCACCAGCGCAGGCCCTGTCACCCCGGGCGCCGTCACCACCACGAAAACCATGGGTCGCGCGGGCGTGGCCGCCGCTGGCACCTCGGTGGTCGTCAGCAACCCAGCGTTCGACGCCAACAGCAAGTTCGTGGCGTACCTGTCCAACGCTGCGGCCGACGGCACGGCGGTCAGCATTACGCGCATCACCCCGGCTGCCGGTTCGGTGACCTTCACGCTCAACGCTGCTGCGACGGCTGCAGTCGCCATCGATTGGGCGCTGCTGCTCGTGTCGGGCGAACTGACCCCGACCAACTCCACGCTGTAAACAAGGGGGCCCTTCGGGGTCCTCTCTCTTTGGAGAGCACATGACCTATCCCAAGTGGATTCAGCGCACACCGGACCTCGGCCCGATCCTTGCCACCAGCGAGGAAGAAGAAGCATTGTTCTCCGGCATGGGTGTCGATGCCGAAGCGGAGGCGGCGGGAACGGATGCCGCCGAGACCATCCACACGCTGCGCGCGGCGCTGGATGACGCTGGAATCTCCTATGACAAGCGCCTGGGCGTGGATCGCCTGCGCGCGCTGCTGCCGGCCAACTGAACATGACCACGGCGCTTGACCTCATCTCACGCTCGCTGCGGATGCTGGGCGTCTACGCGGCCGGCGAAAACCCGAGCGCCGAGGAATCGCAGGATTCCCTGTCCGTGCTGAATGCCCTGCTTGCAGAGGCCAGCAATGGGGCCATGGTGTCCGTCAAGACGCTCGACACCATCGCCCTATCCGCCAACGTGTCGAGCATCACCGTGGGACCGTCTGGCACCACCATCACCGCGCGCCCGGTCAACGTGCTGCCTGACTCCTACATCGACATTGCAGGAACGAGCTACCAACTGGAGTTGTTCGACCTGCAGAACTACAGCAGCATCGGCAACAAGGGTGACATCGGCATTCCCCAGGGCATTTTCGTGCTGCCGAACATGCCTAACGTCTCCGTGACGCTCTGGCCGGTGCCGTCGCAGGCGATGACTCTGAACCTGTGGTCGGACAAGCTGGTTGCATCCTTCCCGACGCTCACCACTGTCATGGGTCTTCCGCCAGGCTATGAGAACGCGCTGGCGAACATGCTTGCAGTGGAAGTCGCGCCCGAATACGAGGTGCAACCACCACCCGCAGTGCTCGCTGCCGCCGCACGCGGCCGGCGCGTTCTCAAGCGCTCAAACGTGCAAGTCCCCAAGCTCGCGCTCGACGTTCCTGGCTTGAACGGTGTTGCCGACTGGCGCGCGGGGGGCTGATGCTGCAGCCGATCCCACTCTTTGGCCTCGGAAACGTAGGCCGGTCGGTCAACGCCTCCGCTCAGGAGCGCGTGAACCTCTACGCCGAAGTCTCGACCGATGGGGAAGCAGGAAACAACCTCACGCTCTACCCGACGCCTGGGCTCACCCGCTTCGTGGACATGGGCGCGACCCCCGCACGCGGGATGTACCCCTACGAGACGGGTAACGTCATTTTCGAGGTGGTTGGCTCCACGCTGTGGGAGATTGCTGCGGACGGCACGCAGACCAACCGAGGCACGCTGCAGCCCACTTCGGGTCGTGTGGACATGGTTGACAACGGCCTGCAACTGCTGATCGTGGATGGCAGCTTCGGCTACATCTACACCTTTGCCTCACAAGTGTTCGCGCGGATCACAGACCCGGACTTCCCTGCCAGTGAGACAGCGGCTTTCGCTGACGGCTACTTCATCGTCCAGAAGGTCAACACGGCGCAGTTCTACATCTCTGCGGTCTATGACGGCACGAGCTGGAATCCACTGGATTTCGCCACGGCGGAGAGCGACCCAGACAACCTCGTGCGCGTGTTCGTGGATGCAGGGGTTTTGCTGCTGTTTGGCACCAAGACGACGGAGTTTTGGGGTGCATCTGGCGCCACGTCATTCCCTTTCGCGCGCATCGGCTCCGCAGCCATCGAGTGGGGGCTCGCGGCGCGCTGGTCGTTGTGCAAGTTCGACGGCTCGCTAATTTTCCTGCGCAAAAACAGGCTCGGTGCGGTGCAGGTGTGCGTACTGGCCGGGACGCAGGCGATTCCCGTGTCCAACCCGGACATGAGCTACCAGTTCTCCACCTACAGCACGGTGAGCAACGCCACGGGCTTCAGCTACATGGTGGCGGGCCACCCGTTCTATCAGATCAACTTTCCATCAGCCAATGTGAGCTGGCTCTATGACGGTCTGACCAAGGATTGGAGCAAGGTGCAGTACGGCAACGGCGGGCGGCATCGCGCAGAGATTCAAGTCAACTTCAACAACCGCAACTACGTGAGCGACTACGCCAACGGAAAACTGTATCTGCTCGATCAGAACGCCTATACCGATGACGGAACGATGATCGTGCGGCAGTTCACCGGCCGGCACCAGAAGGCCGGCAGCTTCACGCGCATTCCGCAACTGTGGCTAGACATGGAGGCCGGCGTGGGCCTGGCGAGCGGGCAGGGCAGCAATCCCCAAGTGGCGCTGACCATCAGCCGGGATGGGGGCAAGACCTTCGGTGCGGAGATTCCGCGCAGTTTCGGAGCTATTGGCAACAACCGCGCGCGGGCGGTGTGGAACCGACTCGGGCGGGCGCGCGATTGGGTCATGCGCTTTCGGGTCACCGACCCGGTCAAGACGGTCTTTGTCGCGGCCTGGGGCCGTGTGGAGCAGTAATGCCGGGCTTCGACTTTCCCGGTGGCTCTCCGCTTATTGGAGACGACCTCGCGCCCACCATGCCGTGGCTTCAGGTGTTCACGCGCTGGCAGCGGGTCATCGTCGCCGCGCAGGAGTCGGGGACGACCGCGAATCGTCCAACAAAGCTGCTTTGGGTGGGTCGTCCGTACTTCGACACGACCATCGGCAAGCCCGTGTGGGTCAAGACGGCATCCCCTGTCGTCTGGGTGGATGCGACGGGGGCTGCCGTATGACCGCCATCAGCGATCAGTGCTCCATGCGGGATCGGGTGGAACGGCTGGAATCCATCATTGAACAAGCTCCGCAAGTGGATTGCCCGGTGCAAAACTTCTTTGCTCCCGGCGTCTACCTTCGAGTCATGACGATTCCCGCTGGCGTGATGCTGACCGGCGCAGTCCACAAGACCAAGCATCTGAACATCGTCCTGCGCGGACACATCGCGGCGAGCACTGACCACGACGTTGCCGAGCGCAGGGGGGGCGACATCTTCGTCAGCGGCCCTGGTCTCAAGCGCGCTGGCTTGGCGCTGGAAGAAACGGTCTGGATCACTGTTCACGAGAACCCGACCAACGAGACCGACATGGACAAGCTGGTGCCCATGCTCGTAGAGGCTACGAACGCGCAGCTTCTCAGCGGCCCACAGAACAAGCAATTGAAGGCGCAGGGTGCGCAAGAACTGGAGGACAAGCAATGACGTTCGGACTTTCCGCCGCTGCCATCGGCGGCATTGCTGCGGGCGCAGGAGCCATCGGCGGCGCGATCATCTCCTCCAAGGGTGCCAAGAGCGCGGCCAACACGCAGGCCCAAGCAGAGCAGAACGCGAACGCCACGAACAAGGAAATGTTCGATGAACAGTTGGCGCTGCAAGCTCCTTTCCGCGAGAACGGCCTGGCGGCGAACAACCGGCTTGCCTTCTTGCTCGGGCTCACCCCCAGCCCGACTGCGCAATCGGCGTCTCCCAGCCCGTTCGGCGCACTCCCGCAGGTGCCGAATATGCCCCTTCTGGATCAGCGCATCCCCGGCTTTCATGCGGCCACGCAAATCCTCTCACAAGGCTCTGATGGGGTGTTTTCGCCCCCGCAAGCAGAAAGCGCTGACGCGATCCGCGCACGTCTTGCAGGGCAGTTCACCACGAACACCGGCACGCACAAGGAGACGTTCTCTATCCACGGTGACAACGGGGACACCACGGAGCTGCGCGATGTGCCCAACGGCCCAACTGTGAACCAGGCCGCACTCGACGCGGCGGTGCAGCAGGAGGTTCAGCGCCAGCAGCAGGCCGCGCAGCAGGCCGGGCGGCAGCAGCAAGCACCAGCAACCAATGTGGCTGGCACCCCCTCAGCGCCTGCGGCAAACAACCTGGACGGCTTCGGCTCGCTCGCGCATTCGTTCTCGCAGGCGGACTACGCTGCAGACGGCGCCCCTAAGTTCGCTGCATTCAATCAGGCGGTGCCCGGGGCGCCGCAGCTTGGGGCTTTCCAGGACAACACGAACCTGGCTCAGTTTCAGGACAGCACGAACCTCGCGCAGTTCCAGGACATGCCGGCCTTCAAGCCGGACATGCTCAAGGACGACCCGGGCTATCAGTTCCGCCTGGAGCAGGGCACCAAGGGGCTAGCGAGCCAGTACGCCGGCAAGGGTAGCTTCTTCTCCGGCGCGGCCATGAAGGGCATCGACCAATACAACCAGGACTACGCCTCCGGGGAGTACGGCAACGCCTTCAACCGCTACCAGACGCAGCGCGGCAACAACCTGCAGGACTACCTGACCAACCAGAACACGCAACAGGCCAATCGGTCCAACGCGTTGCAGGACTACACGACGAACATCGGCACCCAGCAAGCCAACCGCGCCAATGCACTGCAGGACTACCAAACCAACCTGGGAACGCAGCAACAGAACTTCCAGAACCAGAACACGGCGTACAACACGGGCCTGAATCAGTACAGCCTGAACCGCGCGAACGCGCTGCAGGACTACCAGACCGCCTACGACCGTTTCCAGACCAACCGGGCGAACGTCATCAACCCGCTGCTATCCCTGTCCGGTGCTGGCCAGCAGGCGACCAACCAGCAAAGCAACGCGGCGCAGAACTTCGGCGCGCAGTCGACGGCGGCGATCACCGGGGCTGGCAACGCCATTGCAGCGGGCCAGGTGGGCAGCGCCAACGCCATCGGTGGGGCGTTCGGCAGTGCAGCCAATAACTTCCAGCAAAACCAACTGATGAACCTGCTCTTGTCTCGCAACGGCGGTGGGTCATCGTTCGCGCCAAGCACATTCGCCAATTCGCCAATGTCATCATCCATCCTGTATAGCAACGGCAGCCTCGGAGACTAAGACATGCCCATCGATCCGAGCATTCCCCTGAGCGTCAAGCAACCGCAGATCGAAGACCCGACCAATGCGCTGATGCGGGTGCTTCAGATTCAAGGGCTGCAGGACGCCCGCACGAGAGAACAGCGCGCCCTGGATCAGCAAACGGCGATGAACGACGCCTATAGCGGAGCGCTGGGGGCGGACGGCAAGCTTGACGAAAACAAGCTGTATTCCCTGCTCTCCGGCAAGGGCCAAGGCTCGCAGATTCCTGGCGTGCAAAAGTCACTGGCGGAAGTGGGCAAGATCAAGTCCGAGACGGACAAGAACAGCGCCACGGCGACCAAGGACACGGCCGAGGCCGAGAACAAGACTATTGCGATGTACCGGGACGCATCGACTGCGATCACTGACCCTGCATCGGCGGTGGAGTTTGTGAAGCACATGCACACCGACCCGCGCCTTGCCAATTCGGCCATCGCACGGGTTCCGCTGGATCAGGCCATTGCGCAGATTCCGCAAGACCCGGCGCAGCTTGCCGCGTGGAAGCAGCAATTCGCCCTTGGGGCGGCGAAGTTCATGGAATTGAACAAGCCGACGACCAACGTGGTTGCGGCAGGAGGCACGAGCCAGATTCTGCAGACGCCTGGGCTGGGTGGTACGCCGCAGACGGTTGCCACTGTGGCTCACACGCAAAGCCCGGACAACGCGGCGACCATTGCCGGAGAGAACAAGCGCTCTGCCGACACGCTCCGAAAGGACTACGTTGTTGCCGGCTTCAGCCCGGATGGAGCCCCCACAGGTGACATCGAGACGACCGCGCAGGCCATTGCAAGGGGGCAACTCCCCCCGCCTTCCGGAATGGCGCTGACCAACCCGAAGAACCAGCGGATTCTGTCGCGGGTCATGGAGATCAACCCGGAGTACGACTACACGACGGTTACGGCCAAGAAGGCTGCAGCGACGGGGTTTACCTCGGGGGCGCAAGGCAATCAACTGCGCTCGTTCCAGGTCGCCGGTCAGCACTTGGACCAGCTAGGCCAACTGATCGACGCGCTGCACAACAACGACCTGCCAATGGTGAACAAGTTGGGGAACATGTTCTCCCAGCAGACCGGCAGCCCAATCGTGACCAACTTCGACGCGGCCAAGGATGTCGTGTCCAAGGAGGTGATGAAGGCAATCGTCGCTGGTGGCGGTGGCGAGGGCGAGCGTGCTGCTCTGAAGAACTCTCTGGACGCTGCCAAGAGCCCGGCGCAGCTGAAAGGGGTGGTCCAGCAGTACCGCAACCTCATGAGCGCACAAGCGGATGCCCTGATGGAGCAGCGGCGCGCGGCGGGCTTGCCAGACTCCACCCTTCCCAAGTACGGCACGCCTGCGGGAGGAGCGGCACCCGCTCGCGTCACCAGCGCTGCCGACTACGCCAACGTCCCCAAGGGGGCGCAGTACATCGCCCCTGACGGAACCACGCGGACGAAACAGTAATGGCAAACCCTTGGGACAATGACCCGGTGGTGGCTCCCTTTGATCTGAAGGGCGCGCTGTCTCAGACCGACAAGATGCTCGGCCTGCCTGACGGATTTTCCGCAGCGCAGATCAAGGTTGAATCTGGAGGCAACCCGCAAGCGGTGTCGCCTGCCGGCGCGCTTGGTCTTGCGCAAGTGATGCGGGCGACGCTCAAGGCGGTCTCGCAGCGCCTCGGGCGTGAGCTTGACCCGATGAACCCGGCCGATGCGGTGCAGATTCACCGCGAGGTGATGCGCGAAAACCTGCAGAAGTTCGGCACGCCAGACAAAGCCCTCATGGCCTACAACGGCGGGTGGGACCAGGCCAGGTGGAACAACCCGGAGACGCGGGCCTACGTCGGCAAGGTGAGCGCAGCTATGAAGGCGCAGGACCAGAACCCGGTAATGGCGGCTGTTGGCAAGGTGGTTAACGCTGTCATGCCGTCTGCACAGGCTGCCAGCGCGCAGCCGTGGGCCAATGACCCGGTGGTGACAAAGGGCGCAGGCAATCCGTGGGACAGCGATCCGGTCGTGAAGCCAAACGCAGCCTCTCAAATCGCCAATGATGCGATCACGCAGGGCGCGAAGAACTTCACCAACGACATGCCACTCGGCGCGCTCGGTCGCGGTGCGGCTGGTGCCGGTATGGCGCTGACGAACCTTGTCCGTGGCGCTGGTCAGTTGATCCCCGGATTAGTGAGCCGGCAGGACGTGGCGGAATCGCGCAAGCTGGACGCGCCCCTCCTGGCGACGACGGCCGGCAAGGTCGGCAACTTCGCTGGCACGGCGGTCCCATTGGCTGCCACCGCACTGATCCCGGGTGCAAACACCTTAGCAGGAAGCGCGGCCATCGGCTCTCTCACCGGCCTGTTGCAGCCATCCACCAGCACGGGAGAGACGCTAACAAACATCGGACTTGGAGGTGTGGGCGGCGCTGCCGGTCAGGCGGTCGCCAACTTCGCCGGTCGGGCTGTGGCGGGTCAGGTGGCTAACAATGCCGCTACGGTCGCCAAGAACGCACAGAAGACGACGGCCGCGCGCAATGCCAGCGACGCGGGCTACGTCATCCCACCGGAAGACCTTGGCGAGGGCGGCGGGCTGGTGACGAAGATTCTGTCCGGAGTGGGTGGCAAGATCAAGACCGCACAAGAGGCAAGCCAGCGCAATCAGGGTGTGACCAACGACCTGGCAAAGAAGGCGCTAGGCCTGCAGCCCACGGATACGCTCGATGCATCCGCACTGGCGAGCATTCGGGACAAGGCAGGGCAGGCTTACGATGTGGTCAAGAACAGCGGCACCATCACCGCAGACCCAGCCTACGTGCAGGCGCTGGACAGCATCGGTGCGCAGTCCGCCAGTGCGGCCAAGGCTTTCCCCGGTGCCGTGAAGTCGGACATCCCCGACCTCATTGCAGCGCTGAAGCAACCGAGCTTCGACGCTGACGGCGCGGTGGAGATGACCAAGGTTCTGCGCAAGGGCTCCGACAAGGCGTTCGCCTCTGGTGACAAAGACCTTGGTGCAGCGATGCGCAAGGCGTCCGATGCCCTGGAGGGGATGATGGAGCGCCACCTTCAGGCCTCCGGCAACCCCGATGCCCTCAAGGCATTCCAAGATGCCCGCCAGTTGATCGCCAAGACATACAGCGTGCAAAAAGGCCTGAATGGCACGACCGGGGATGTAGCGGCAGGCGCGCTGGCAAAGCAGTTGGAAAAGGGCAAGCCCCTGTCGGGCGACCTCAGAACGATTGCCGAAGCATCGCAGGGCTTTCCCAAGGCCACGCAGGCACTCAAGGAAGCGCCCAAGAGTCTGAGCCCGTTGGACATGGCGCTTGCCGTCATCCAGCGCGACCCTATGGGGCTGCTCACGCTCGGCGCCCGGCCGGCGGCTCGGTCCTTGATGCTGTCACGGCCCATGCAGAACTCGGCACTGAACGCGGCCAGCACACCGCAAAACGCCAACGCCCTGCTGCGGGCGCTGTCGCAGGAGCAGTTGACGCTACCGGCTGGTCTGGCCGGCTCGAACGCGCTTGCGGCCTATCTCGCGCAGCAGCAGTGAGCGGATTCGACCAGGCGGCACCCATTTCTGAACCGCCAGCCTGACCGGCAGGCAGATCAGGCCAAACAGGATTAACGCCCCAAGAGGGCGCAGCACGACGGCGATAAGCCAAGGTTCCATCAACTCATTCTAAGAGCCGCCCACTTTAAGGCGGCTCTTCCTTTTGGAGGATGCATGTCGGCATATTTGTCGCCCCTGTTCAACGAGCCGCAAAGCGACGCGAACGGAAACCCGCTGTCCGGTGGGAAATTGTTCACCTACCTGGCCGGCAGTACCAGCACGCCTGCGACCACGTACACGAGCAGCACGGGGGCGGTCCCCCAAGCCAACCCAATCATCCTCAACGCCCGTGGCGTGCCGGACAACCCCCTCTGGCTCACGGGTGGGGTGGCCTACAAGTTCGTCCTGCAAGACGCCAACGGTAACACCCTGGCGCCCACCTTCGACAACGTGCAGGGCATCAATGACCCCGCTGCCGTGTCGTCCACGCAAAGCGAGTGGGTAACACTCTCTGCAACCCCGACTTTTCTGTCGGCAACGTCCTTCTCCGTTCCTGGTGACCAGACCGGCAGTCTGCAAGTTTCGCGACGGCTGCTCACGGCCAACGCCGGGGGCATTGTCTATTCCACCATCGCTACATCCACGTTTGGCTCTGGTGTCACGACGGTAACGGTCGTCAATGACTCTGGCTCTTTCGACGCCGGCCTATCTGCGGTGAGCTTCGGCCTGTTGGCGGCGGTTCACGATTCCGTGCCGAGAAACGTCGGGACGCTGAGGAATGTGCAACGCATGGCCTCAAGTGGCACCTACACGCCAACCCCAGGGACAACCAGCGTCGTCGTGGAACTCGTTGGTGGCGGCGGTGCTGGCGGGGGCTGTGCAGCGACGGGGGCAGGGCAGATAAACGCTGGCAGTGGAGGGGGCGCTGGAGGCTACGCCAAGAGCCGCCTGACCACCGGATTTTCTGGAGTTCCCGTAACCATCGGCGCGGCCGGCGCTGGTGCGGTTGGGGCGGCTGGCGGAAACGGAGGCACAACATCCTTTGGCGCTCTTCTCAGTGCGACTGGCGGATCAGGTGGTAGTCAGATTGCAGCCCAGGCCGCTTCGTTTGTTGGCGCCCTTTCCGGCGCAGCCGGCGGAGCGGGAACTTCTGGAAACGTCCTAAGTGCGAACGGTCAGGCTGGCGGGCTCGCCCTATTCATAGGCGGCGTTAGTTTCGGCGGGGACGGTGGCACCAGTGCGTTCGGTGCGGGCGGGCCACGTTCGTCTGGAACCTCCCCGGGTACGGCGTCAGGATCGCTAGGAGCCGGTGGCGGTGGTGCTTCTCTGAGCGCTAGTTCGGCGGCCAATGCCGGCGGAAATGGCACCCAAGGCATCTGCATCGTCTGGGAGTACGCATGACGCGCTACGCCCGCATCGAATCGGGAGCCGTCGCGGAGCTGTTCGACACGGCCGAGAACATTTCAACGCTGTTCCCTCCGGAGCTTGTATGGGTTCCTGCAACCACCGACGTCCAACATGGCTGGACCTATGACGGCGTGACCTTCACGGCTCCGGTTGTCCCGCCCTTTCATCCGCAGGATGCCTTGCCCGAGCTTCGCGCCCGTCGTGATCGCCTGCTGGAAGTGATTTCCGGAATGCAGGCCGACTACATCACCAGCTCTGACATGACCAACGCAGGCCTGTGCCGGGACGTGAAGGCTCAACTGAAGGTCATCGACAACGACCCGACGATTCTCGCCGCCACATCCAGAACTGCATTCAATTCCGCCGTCCTCACCCGGTGGAAAGCCATCGCCAGTACCGCATCCCCCGAGGTGCGCGCCGAGTTTGCACGTTACGCGACTGCCGCGTGAAAGGAGAGAGGGGATGGGATGGGTTGCTATGTATCTCGGAGTGTCGCTGTACCTCGCGTGCGCGACGTTCCTGTTCTATGTGGTGGTCATGCACTTCAAGAAGGTTGAACAGGTCATCTCAAGTGACCTCGTGACCGTGGGGCACCTGGTGCTGGTGGTTGGGATGGTCCACAACTTCCTGCTCAATGTGCTGGTGGCGTCGGTGGTGTTCCTCGACGCGCCGCGCGAGTTCACCACCACCGGCCGGTTGGATCGGTACTGGCAACCCGAGGGCGACTCCTGGCGCAAGAGGCTTGCCCTGTTCATCCGCCACCGGCTCGACCCGTTCGACCCGCGCGGCATCCATTCCTGATTCAGTCGTCAACCGCGCGCCTGACTGCCTGTCGGGCCGCCGCCTAGAGAGGCCACAAATGATCGAGAAAAGCAGTACGGCCGCTTGGGTCGGGGGAAGCGTGGGGGCAACCGTGTTTGGACTAACACCCAGCCAATGGAGCGTCGTTGGAATCATCGCGGGCATCGTCATCGGTGCTGCCGGCCTGATCGCCAACATCTATTTCCAGAACCGCCGCTTGCAGATCGCGATGCGGAACAACTACCCGGAGGACTGATATGCGACTGATCGAAGACTGCAAAGGGGCGTGGCGGCACTACTCCACGCAGGCGCTGGCCATCGCTGCAAGCATCGGCGTGACGTGGCACAGCCTGCCCGATTGGGTCACCGCTCAACTGCCGGCATGGACTGGCAAGGCTGCGGCGTGGTCCATGACGGTCGCTGCCGTCGGTGGGCTGGTGGGCAAGTTCGTTGACCAGAGCAAGCCCGATGACGCCGCGTGAATTGGCCGAAGTGACCGGCGCCAGGATCGACCGGGCCCAGACCTTCCTACCGTTCCTTGAGGACGCGATGCACGAATTCAGCATCAACACCCCCGAGCGGCAGGCAGCGTTCCTTGCACAGGTGGCGCACGAGTCGGGCGGGCTGCACTGGCTCGTTGAGATTTGGGGGCCGACCGCCGCGCAATCCCGCTACGAGACCCGCTACGACCTGGGCAACTGCCGGCCCGGTGACGGCTACAAGTACCGGGGCAGGGGCCTCATCCAGATCACCGGCCGGGACAACTACAAGAAGGCTGGGGACGCCCTAGGCGCGAACCTGATCGACCAGCCGGAACTGCTTGGCGAGCCCGCGTTGTCCTGCCGGTCGGCCGCGTGGTTCTGGAAGACGCACGGCTGCAACGAGCTGGCGGACGCGGGGAATTTCGAGGCGATCACGCGCCGTATCAATGGCGGACTGAACGGGTACGCCGAGCGGCTTGGGTTCTGGATGAAGGCCAAGGCGGTGCTCGCATGCTAGCCCTCCTGAACTGGCGCGTCTGGGCCGCCATCGGCCTCGCCGTCATCCTCGCCTTCTCCCACCTCACTGCCTATCGCCACGGCAAGCAGTCCGTGCAAGAGAAGTGGGACGCCGCCAAGGTCGCCACGGAGCGCGCCGTCCAAGAGCAGGCGCAAGCCAACCGCGATCTACAGCGCCAGGCCGAACTGAAATATGTCGTGCGCCGGGATGCGCAGGACAGGTTCCTCGTTACCACCGTGAAGGAAATTGAGCATGCCGCTGCGCCCATGGCTTCTTGCCCCGTGCCTCCTGACGTTGTGCGCCTGCTCAACGCTGCAAACGACTGCGCCGGCTCAGATTCCCCCGCCTCCTGCGGCGCTGATGGGCAAGTGCCCGAAACCCGCTGATCTGCCGGACTCGGCAACGGCCAACGAGCTTGCCGAGTTCGCCGCTGGTGCGCTGAAGTTCGCCGCCTGCGAGCGGTCTAGGAGCATCGGACTGCTGGAATCCTGGCCCCGGTAGCCTAAAGCGAACCCAGCCGCGCCCTGCCGCGTTCTTCGCGAAACCACTCCTCCCAAGGCTGCGGCGGTGGCGATCCGTGGCGCAGCCAATAGTGATTCACGGCCCGATCCAGCTCCTTGCGGTATGCCTCGGCCTTCCTGTCGGCGTCGAAGCACTCCTGCATCAACGCCCGGAACTGAGCGACGGTCAGGTCTGAAATCTTGGCTTGTTCGTCCATCACTCTCTCCTCTAACTAGCTTGCCATAATCGCGGCCATGACAAAGCCGCTGAAACTCGCCATCGGTATCGCCCTCTGGGCGGGGTTCATGTTCGTCAGCTTCCACCCGGAGACGGTGTTCACCAAGCAGCAACCGGGGCTCATGCCGGCTGGCTGGGGAACGGATCGCCTGTGTTTCCGTTGGTCGCCAGATACGTGCTACCAGCATTGGATCGCGCTGTGGCCCGGGCCTGCGTACCCGCGCGGCTACACGGGGCCACCGCCTGAGACGCCTCTTTGCAGGTACGGGCAGGCAGGGAACTCGCCACGGTGCGATGTGAGGTTTAGCCAGACCCGCTAGCTATGCGGGCTCCTTGGGGAGGGGAGGGGGAGGCGATCTACCACGCTCTCTCTTAATGGCGCGGTAGATCGTGGACAAGGCGATCCCCGTCGCCTTGGCGGCTGCGTATGGCGTCCACCCCTTGAGAACGAGAGCGAGCGCCCTTTCCGTAGCTGCGCTGATTGGCTGATGCTTGGTCATAAGAGGATGGAGGCTGGCTTCAACGCCTACTGACAGACCTTGTTTCGGGCTCGTTGTCGGCAACATGGGCCTGGGGGCGTTGGCCCTTACTCCACTACACCGAACCGCGTCACCGTCCCCGTACTTGAACCCCTTACTGGATTAACCAGCCCTACTCAATTCGGGCGTCTAGAGGTTCGTTCTGATACCGGACTGCGCGTCCCGTCTTCCTGTCTGCGGCCGGCTCAACCAGCCTCCAAGGCTTGGAGTATATAGCACACTGCACCATAGTCAAGCCCTCTCACTCTCCTCAAGTAGTCCGCCGAACGCTCGGCGGGGAAGCTGCAAAAGCTTCTAACGCGAATTGTCCTTCCCTCTGGAAAACACGGCAATTCTGCCCTGCCACGGTTAGAAGGAATCGCCGTAAGCCTTTGATCTAGTTGACCCTCAAAGCTGCCTTCTAAGCAGCAGGTCGGGGGTTCGAGTCCCTCCGGGCAGGCCAATTCAGCTTCTAACGGAACCCAATTCTTCTAACGGCACCGGGATGTCCTCGGTCCAATTCCCGTAGCCTTCCTTCGGCTTTAGCACCCAGGCTTCGGTGTCGAGGTCGAGTTCGTGCTTTTGCGGCAGGATGCCTCGCGCCGAGAACCCGGAGCCTCGGCAGGTAGCATCGACCGCCTCGACCACCGCCTCCAGCAGAAGTCCCTGAGGGTCATAGTCGCAGTCGGTGCGCACAAAGGGCGGCATCGTGCCGTTGCCGTCTTCGCGACCGTGCCAGCTCCAGTAATACTCGCCCCGCAGAGACTGCTCGACGCGCCTTGCGACGGCGGCAGCAAAGGCCTCTCGCTTGTCGGCGTGTTGGTCGTTTAGCCGGTCTGCCCACCACTTGCCCATCATGGCAGCTGCGTTCTGGATTCGTTCGCTCATCTCGTAGCCTCCGTTTTCTGTGCCTTCCTGTGGCGCACATAGACCGCTGTCTGTGCCTCGGTGCTGTGCGCGCCCTTGCGACGGGCTGCCTGCATGCCGAGGCTTTCTTCCGTGTCCGTGATCGCCTTGGCGCGGATGTCGTGGAAGTGGCAGTCATGCACTCCGGCCCGCTCCTTGGCCCGATCCCACGCCGACGCGAACCCGTCATAGGTGTACGGCTGGGCGTCCTGCTTGATGAACACCCAGCGCACGTTGCGCCGGCCGATGCCATGAATCCTCTTGACCAGCTCGCGCAGCTTCGGCGTCCAGCCAATGAGCACCTTCGCGCCCGTGGTGCCGGCCGTCTTGTCCGGCTGGAAGTAGATGCCGTCCTCGCTGATGTACGGCGCTACCACCTCGCCCTTGGCGTCGGTCGCCATCTTCTTGGACCACCGCAGTTGCAGCAGGTCGCCAATGCGCTGGCCGGTCAGGTAGGCCATGTCGATGATGGCGCAGATCGTCGGGCCGGAAGGCGTGCGCAGGCCATCCCTGCCAATCAAGGCGCCATGCTTGATCCGGCGTAGCTCGCTGTCGGTGATGTACTTCCTGCGCGGGGAGGTGCGCATCTGCGCAATGGCCGTGACCGGGTTGCTGCCGGCCGGCCGGTACCCCTTCAACTCCGCAAGGCGCATGAGGCCCAGCAGACCGGTTCGCATCAGGTTGTGCGTGCGCGGCCGGTCGCGGTAGTCCTTGAGGAACTCAACGCAGTCCGGCGTGCTCACCTGGCTGGCGCGGAACTCCGCGAAGGCTTCCGAGATGGCGCGCATGGTGCGCTCATCCCCCAACTGCGTCTTTGCCGCGTGCGTGGGTTGAACCTCGTCCTGCCAGAGCGCGATCAAGGCCGGCATACGGTCGGGCGCCACATCGTCAGCGGCGATGTCGGCGAGCTTGCGGTACAGCGCCGGCAGCCCGTCGTGGATGAGCGTGAGCTTCGTCCAGACGCGCTTCTTGTCCTGTGCGGTGACGAGGTAGTACCACCGCCCCTTCGGGAAGACGCGGTGCGGCAGTTCGGGATTCTGGCGGGTCATCGCTTGGGCTTGCGCAGCTTGGGCCGGTCGGCATCGTTGGCAGCACCACCGGCACCCTGGCAGACCGCATCGTAATGCGGACGCTCCAGCACGACCTGTCCCGTCACCTTGCTGCGGTAGGCCCGGTAAAAGCCGCGAGCGTGCAGGGCGCGCAACTGATCCGCCGGGCGCTGATACCCGCCCGATGCTGCCTCGACCTCAGCAGGCGACAGGATGACGCTCATCGCCCCTGTTCCTCTTGCGGGGTGGCGGGTTCGCGCTTTGCGTACTCTGCGTAAGCTTTCAGAAGCTCAACGCACCGGCCGTGCGCCTTCATGTTCTTGGCGATGTCGCGCCTACTCATCCAAAGCCAGTTGTCGTCGTCGCCCTGGTCTTCGCGGACGGAGACGCGAGCGGCCTCGACACCTCGCAGCCAGCGCCGGTCGTTGAACTCGATGAAGCGGAAGATCATCTCTCTCCCCCTTGGTCTTGCGGGGTGGCGGCAGGATCGGGCTGCTCAGGGAACACCTTCAAGAGCGCGTCCACCATGGCGCGGGCCGATGCTTCGCCGATGGCCTCGACGACAGCCTCCGCTTGCGGCTCATACTTCTGCCACGCATCTCCCCAAGGCTCGGGGACAGCGCCGCCGCACCAGATCAGGTGATGCGGGTCGCCATCGTTGCCGTCGAGGCGCATCAGCAGCACCGACAGCCGGTACATCATCACGCCGTGAGCCTCGGCTTCGGCTCGCTCCTCCTCGGTCAACGGGTCTTCTGCTCCCCGCTCGTTCATCCAGTTCTCGTAGCTCTGTGCATCGCTGATCACTGCTCACCTCCATCGCGGTCGCAAGGCATGGCGGGATGACCGGGAAGAGGATTGGCGGACGAGGCGACTGCATTGCGCAGCTCGGCCACTTCTAGCCGCACCTCCTCTGGAATGTTCGACAGGAACTCCAGCGAGCATTCAGGCGATGCGCCGGAGCCGTTGCCCAATGCCTTCAGCACCTCGCACAGCAGCATGCGAAGCCGATGGTTCTCGCGCACGAGTTGTGCGGTCACTTCGTCATATGCCATTGCTGCTCTCCTTCCCGCCATCGGCGGTTGTCTGCGCTTTCGTCTCGCCGGCAGGGGACGGTAGGCCACGGGTATCGTTGTGCTTCATGCTGCCTCCTGCAGACCGTCTAGCTGGTCAAAGAACGGCGCCTTGCGCACGTGTGGAGCATTCGCTGCGAACACGGCGCGAGCAAAGCCCATAGGCGTCTGGCTGCGGAAGTTGTGGCGATTCGGCCCCGGTGGCGCCTTGTGGATGCGGTCGTCGGGCTGCATCCCGATCAGTTCGGGCAGCGCGTTCGGCTCGGGCATCCTGAAGCCGCCGCCCGCCCAGAGGCAGGTCATCTTGGTGTAGTGGTCTTCCCGGTGCCAGCCGGTGTACTGGTGCGGGTGAAACGTGAAGTCTGGCTTGCGCCAGTAGGTCGAGATCGTGCTGGCCGGGTTCTCGATCCCGTAGGGTGCGCCGGTCCATTCGCAGAACTCGGCGGCGGTCGCGAACAGCTCGATGCTTCGTGCCAGGTGTCGCAAGCCCTTTCCCCTGAACCAGCGGGCGCCGCTCACGGCCATGTGGTCGCACGGCGGGAAGGCAAACGCGAACGCGATGCGCTCACGCGGGATCGGGCACAGCCACGGCTTCGTGAGGTCGTGATGCACCTTGTGCAGCCGTCCCTCTGTGGTCACGCCTCCGGTGCCGTAGGCTGGGGGGTGCTGGATGTCGAGCGTCCAGCATTGGTAGCCGGCGTCGAGCCACGGCTGCGCCATCACCCCGGAAACGTCGAACAGGAAGATGGCGGTATCACGCTCCACGCTGACCCTCCCCATGAGCATCCACCCCATCGGCGGTTGTCTGACCGGGTAACGCAGGGAGGGGGGACGGCACGCCAAGGGTGTAGAGCTTGGTGCCCTTGGGCGGGATCGGCCCGGAGAACTGGATCGCTCCGAAGTTCTCGGTGCCGGCAACGACCTCGGCCACCGGCTCGGCGCCGAGTCGCACGGCCGCCGCTTCCAGCAGCGTGCGCGCGTGGCCACCGATGCCGTGCGGCACCAGCGCGCCCTTGGCATCCAGACTCAGTAAGGCCTCGATGCAGCGAATCAGGTGTGGCGTGTCGCCGTTGAAGTTGTCAGCCATTGCGGCGTTCCTTTCGTGCACGAAGCCAGTCCGCGATCTGCGCTACACCCATGCCGATAGCGCAGACGGCGGCGGCGAAACCGGCCGCGATCAGGATTGCGTGAATAGGCCTCATCGCTGACCCTCCCCGCCCGTTACCACCCCATCACCCCCTGTCCTTTCGTTCGCATGGGTGCTGGGAGCGGCAGGAAGCGGCATCCAGTGCGTGACGTTCTCGTACTCGCCCGTCTCCCAGCCTTCGCCGACGCAGATCGTCTTGCTGCTGAAAGAGACCGGAGCCTCCCACCAATCGCACCACTTGTTGATGGTCACGCTGTCGGCGCTGGAGTCGTAGGTCAGCACTTCCTCGTCCTTGGCGGGGATTCGTTCGCTCGTTGGAATCCACCCGCTCCCCGCCTCCTGCTGCCGCGTGGTGGAGGGAGAGGCGGCGTCCTCTCTCGTTCTCCAGCCGTCACGGTCTAGGTACTCTTCTTCGTCGCGCGGATCGCCCTTGCCATAGCGCCATGCCTTCCGGCAGGCATCCCAGCCAACCATCCAATCGCGCGTAACCGCCATGTTGTGCTTTTGCGCGTAGAGTTTCGCGGGTTCCGGCTCGCTCGGCACCTCCTGCTGCTGGAGGGCGGGAGGTTCGTGTCGCTCGCTCATGCGCTGCTCCTTGTGTTGATCGGCGCCGTCAGGGCGCGTTCGATCGTCCATCCTTTGCGCAACCTGCCGCCCAGGACGCTAGGGGCGATGCCGGCCTCGCGCGCCCAGTCCGTGAGGATCATTCGACGGCCCGCGAACTCAACGAACACATTCCGGCGGGTGTTCCGCGCTTGCTCCGCTGGGGTCGCCCACCGGCAGTTCCCGGGCTCGTAGTTGCCGTCGTTGTTGATCCGATCCAGCGTCTTGCCGGAGGGCTTATCTCCCATGTCGGCGTAGAAATTGGCGAACTCATGCCACCGTTCGCACACACTGATGCCGCGCCCACCGTAACGTGGATAGCTGCGGTCCTTCAGGTCTTCGCAGCGCGAGAGCATGCCTTGCCAGATGTTGTAGATAGAGGTATTGCTCTTGCCGTGGATTCGCGTTTCGGGCCCTACTTCTCGCTGCCGACAGTTGCAGGAAACGGCCTCGCCCTTGCGCAGCGTGGTTCCGTGACGGACGGCAACGTTGCCGCAGTCACACTGACAAACCCAGCGCACGGTGCGGTCGCTGGGGCTTCTCTCCGGGTGCTGTCTCAGCACGACCAGCCGTCCAAAGCGCTGCCCGGTCATGTCCTTTATCGGCATGCCGCCTCCACTGCCTGCTGCGCTGCCTGATGCAATTGGGTCACGGTTGCTCCTTCCACTTCAAGAGCTGGTGAACAGCGCCGTTCTCGTCGCCGTGCAGCTTGTGCAGCTTCATGAACTCGCGCGCGTCGTCTTCCATGCGAGCGAACCACGCGCCATCGGGCGCGTCGTCATCGTCGTAGCCCTCCTGCATGTAGCCGATGAACTCGTCACGCAGGCGATCGGGGATCGGCTCATGAAAGAGCCGATATGCAGCTTTGGGGCTCACGGTTGCTCCTGGTGGGGGTGGGTGGGGAGAGGGGTGGCAGCACGCGACAGCCACACGCAGCGCGGGCTGCACGAGCGTTCCGGCCACACGCCGTAGTCCACCGCTTGCTGGCATTCCTGCGCGCAGTCCGGGTGCTTCGGCATCTCTCCTGCCTGCACATGCTCATGCACTTGGCGAGGGGACATCTGCCCCGATTGCGCGCACTGGCGCAAAAGCTCGGCATACGCTTGGCAGGTTTCGTCGCAGCGACGCTCGGTCTGGCATTGGGAGCAGGGAGGCATCACGCGACCTCGGCCTCGCGCAACTCCTGCGCGTGCTTCTTGATGAACGCGCGCAGGGCGGATTCGCTCTTGAGCACCTGCCAGAGGAACACCTTTTCGTCGGCGTCGGTAATCCCCGAGATTTCCTCGTAGGCGCCGATCTGATCGCCCTTCTTGAACTTCACGACAGCAGCGGAAGCGGCCAGGCGGATGACGGTTTCCCGCTCTGCATCGAGCTTCACGACTTCATCGGTCGGGGTGTGCTTGAGCGATCCGCCCTTGGCGATGTCCTGCCTGACAGGTTCTTGGCGCCTGCTGGCTGCGTTGCCGTCATCGTCCTCGGGCGCGATGCCGCAAGCGGCCATGAGGCTGTATCGCCTTGCGTAAGTCAGCGCGGAGCCGTAGCCCTGCGCGTCCTGCTTGGCAGCGGGAACATGCAGCTTGCCGGCGCTGATCTGCTCGCCCGATTCGTGGATGAAAATCGTCTCCACCATGACGCCGTTTTCGCACTCGTGCGTGGGCTGCATCAGGTAGATTCCGTTATCGTTCAGCGACTCGATCACAGCCTCGACGCAGGCGGACAGGTCGGCGTACTTGCTGCGAAAGTGCGGGTTGTTCGCGGTCTTGAGTGCCGGCCCGAAAGCCTTTTGCGCCTTGACCAGAGCGGATGCGATCTTTTGCATGGTTTTCCTCAGAACGGCAGGTTGATGGAGTCGCGGCGAGCCTTGAGCCAGGACTGGCGGCGCCACTCGCGCAGGAAGGCTTGCAGAGATGCGAGCAGGCGATTCATGCATGCTCCTTCATCGGCAGCGCCGATTGCACGGTGATTTCCTTGGCCTGCAACTGCGCGATCAGTTCGCGCTCCATCGCGGCCAGACCCTGCATGACGGTCCCGTAGGTGAGATGGTGGGTGTGCGCGATGGGGGATTGCTTGTAGGGTGTCTTTCGCAACACTTCCACGAAGAAGTCGCCGCCTCCCGCCTCGAATTCGTCGTGCAGGTCGCACATGGCGCGCTGCACGTTTTGGACTTGCTCCAGCAGGTCTGCCACCGGCTGCAGGTCTTCTGTCGATAGGACTGCGCTCATGGGTTGTCTCCAGTTCAGAAAAGAGGGTGGCAACGCAGCGCGCCACGCAAGGACTGCCAGCGCCCAACACCCTTGCGGCGGTGGACCCGGTACAGCGCGATCAAGTCGCTGTCTCTCCATGCGTCTGCGATGCGCAGGCAAAGCAGGGCGAGCGCAGCGGCCAGGTAGTCGGTGATCCCCGGGGGACGCGGCTGGTGAAGCAGAACCTGCTGGATGCGTTCGGCCTGCGCGCCAAGGCAGGCAGGAGGCGGCGTCCAGGCGCCACCAATGACGATCCCGGTTCTGGTTTTGGTCAGGCGTGCGGCGCGGGTCATGCGATTTCCTTAAGCACACGGGCAGCGCGCGCCTTCTGTCGCGGCGAGTAACTGCGCATCTGGCGAAGTACGCGCCGCGCGAACCGGTGATTTCCACCAGGCGACAGCAGGTGATAACCGAGGTCGCAGCAGTTCACGGCAACGGGCACATAGCCCACGCCAACATCGACGTACTCATAGGGGCAGTGCTTGCAGAATGGGCAGCGTTCGTCAGTCATGCAAGTCTCCAGAGCTGCTGTCCGATGACGGTCAGCGACAAGGCGATGGACAGCAGGTAATGAAGGGGGATGTTCTTCACTTCGGCTGCTCCGCAAGCCCGCGCCATTGACGGGGTGCGATAAGCCCCAAGTTCGGCTGGCTGAAGTCGTCCATGAACGACCAGTGCGAGCCATCCCAGTAGCGGAACACCCCGTCATGCTTCAAATCAACTGAGCGAGTGAGGTAAATGCCCGCGTATGCGGGCTTCACGCTCGGGGGAAACCAACGAGTCAGCTTTTGCTTGTTCTTCATGCAACCACCATGTAATAAGCGCCAAGAGCAAGGGCCACGGTCAGGACCAGAATCACCCACGCAGCGACTGCGCAGGCAAAGGAGTCCTTGGCTTCGTCTTCCTCGCGCCAGGTCTTGAAGGGATCGGGGTCAGTCATCGCAGCACTCCAACGCCGTCTCGGGCGCGGGCTGGACCGGCTCGCGGTGAACGATCCCGTCCTTGTCCGTGTACAGGCGCCAGACTTGGCCGTCTGCTTCGTAGAGAAAGCTCATCCCTCGCCCTCCTCGTTTTCTTCGGGAGGCTCGTAGCAGGGAGAGCCTCTGCCCGTGCGGCCCATGCAATCAGGGCACCAGTGCCACCTGCGAGCGCGTGCCCAGCGCTCGGCGTGAACCTCGTCCAACACTTCGCGCGGAGGCTCGGGGTCGTAGTCGTAGTCGGTCACGAGGCGTTCCCCGTCGCCTTGGCGATGGCAGCGCGCAGTTCTCGCTCGCCCATGGCGCCGCAGCCTTGCGCGTCGTCCAGAAACACTTTCGCGGCAGCGAGGAGTTCCGGTGCAGCCAAGATCAAAGCCGCATTGGCCTCGGCTTCCTCTGGCGACATGTAGAGATGGCTGTAGACGCGGCAAACGGAGCCAGTGATGGAGCCCACGCCTTCATCTGGAAACTGCGCGGTGATCCACATACCAGAGGGCTCGCTGCTGCCCGCCATCCACGGCCCCGGGGTGTGCTTGGCCGCGCTCACAGCCCCGCTCCCCGGATCGCATCAAGGAATGCCTGCTGCTCGATGTACCCCGCGTCTGCTTGACTCGCGCGACTGACGTTCGAGTTAAGCCAGTCGTCGTCTCCGAACTCCGGCTCGTCGTTGGAAGCTACGAGGTGATTGCCGCCAGCGATCCGCCCGGCAACGCCTTCCCGCTTGATCTGCCTCGCCTCTCGGCGGCTCGTGTGCGCCATCTCTCGTCTCCTTCTGCTTGGTGTGAAGCAGTGGGAGAAGTTTAGCGCACTAAATCAGAAAAGCAAGCAAGCTAAACAGAGACCCTTTAGTGTGCTAAGGATTGCCGACGCAAAAAAGCCCGCACGCGGCGGGCTTGAGGGCCGGGTGCGCTTAGGTTAGTAGCGCGGGTATCGCGGCAACTGTGGCAGCTGCGGGAGTTGCGGCAACTGCGGCGTGTACTGCGGGTGCGGGTAGCTCGGCGCTTGAGGCGCGTAGGGGTTCACCGTACCTGCTTGGCCGGTGTACGGGTTCACGTTGCCCTGCGAGCTGTAGTTGTTGGCGCGCGAGTGGTCGGGGTTGCTCTGGTGGTGCCCCTGCACATAAGTGCCGTCGCTGCGGTAGTACGGGCTGACGTAGTGATCCTGGGCGATGGCCGACACGGCGACCAGCGCCAGGAGCGCGGCGAATTTCTTCATGCTATCTCCTTAGCGGTGCCCGCGATCCGCACGGGCGCGGACTGCTATTCTGGCTTCCACTTGCTGGGCGGCACGACTGCGGCGACGGCCTGCAAGCTCTCCAGCTCCTCCGCATAGATGGTCGTCCGCTGGCCGTTGTTGACGGATAGAACCTCGACGCTGTCGCGGCGCTGGTACATCAGCTCCTTGACCATCTTGCGCCCATCCCTGAGCTTCACCAGCACGTACTCGCCGACCGCTGGGGCTGAATTCGGCTCGATCAGCACGTACCAGCCATCGCGGATAGCTGGCGACATGCTGTTGCCACGCACCCGCAACCCGTAGGCATCAGGATCCCCGGTGGCCATGTCCACATGCCCGTCACCCGCGCCAGGGATCGAGCTGATTTCTTCGTAATACCCGTGTTCGCCCATTTTCGCCGTGCCAACGATCGGGATCGAACGGACCCCGCTTCTCCTGCCAGCGTACACGGGGGAAGGGTCTTGCGGCTGAGTTGATTCAACTCGTTTCGGCCCTTTTCCGGAAATGAGCCAATTCGCACGGTATCCGGTCGCCCGCTCGACCAGAACGGCCTTTTCGCCCTTGATGCTCTTGGTGGTTCCGTTTAACCAAAAAGTAACAGTTGCCGGAGTTGCGTCCACGGCGCGCGCTAGTTCGGCTGGGCTCATTTTGCCCATCGCTTCCCTGATCCGCTCGCTCAAGCCACTCATGTCGTGAATTGAGCCAGCTAAATCGTTAAGTGTGCTTGCGGTCATTGCTTTAGTGTGCTAAAACATAGCCCCATGAAGACTGAAACCGCCATCGCTCACGCCGGCAGCCCGAAGGCGCTCGCCGAACTCCTTGGCATCACGCCAAGCGCGATCTCTCAGTGGGGCGAGGACATGCCAGAGGGGCGCATGTGGCAGTTGCGCGTTCTGCGCCCCGAGTGGTTCGAGGGAGCCCCAGTCGAAGAACGCAAGGCCGCCTAACAACGAATCGGCAAGCAGTACGCCGAACCATTCCCCAACACACGCTAGAGGAAGAAGTAGATGTACGCCGACCCATCCCTGATCCGGAAACACACCGTGAAGCTGAGCCTGAACGACAACGAGGCTGCCCTTGTTGACGCCCTGGTCCGCTACACGGGCGAGGAGAAGGCCGCTTTCATTCGCTCGCTGGTTCTGGATCGGGCGATGGAGGTTCTGCATACGAACGATTCTTCCTCTGGTTCGTTCGCAACGCGAGGGGCGCAGTCGGCCCTCTTTTCCGCCTAAACCTTTCCTGATAGGCCGCTTTGTTGGCCATTCAAGGTAACCGAAGAAGCACCAATGCGAACCGAGCAGACAGCACTGAGCGAGAAGGAACGCCAAGCCGTGGAACAGGTGGCCGCTCAGCGCGGGCTGACCTTCGATGAAGCGGTGGAGGCGATGGCCAAGGAAGGACTTGCGAGCCGGGTTCGCCGCAGGACGGGGCGACTGCCGGCCAAGGTCTATGACATGAGGAGAAAGCCTTGAGCAGCATTCTTTCGCCCTTCCGCTGGAAGGAAACCCCGCGTCCGTCGATCTTCGCTGGAGATACGAAGTTCACGGGTCTGGGCCGAGGCGCCAAGACGCAAAGCCAGATCAGCTCGGAGGCAGCGGATGCCTACCAGCGCAAGCACGGAAGGTCGTTGGGAACGGTTCACGGCATCTCCGAGGCAGCTGACAAGGGCACTGCTGAACGCTCCTTTGCTCGCAGGAGGAAGGCATGAACGACTTCTTCTTCGTGGGCGTGTGCGCGTGGTGCGGCGGCATGTCTCTCGCGTTCGCACTGGTCAAGTGGCGCGACGAGCTTCCTTGGCGCACCGATGCGGTCAACGCCGTCTTCGGCCTGCTGATGGCCGTGCTGGGGGCGGTATGAGCGACACCAGCATCCGCCGCGTGAGCATTTCCGATCAGGCCCGAGCCGCCGCCTGGCGCTTCGTGCAGACGGGAGAGCCGCAAGAAAACCCTCATGCAGGAACGCCAGAAGCTCAAGTCTGGCGCAGCGCCTATGAGGTGCAAATCCTCGCCCTCAGTGCGGGCGTTGCACTGGAGGTGCAGGCATGACCCGTAAGGAAGTGATCGGAGACGCGACGCTCTATCTGGGTGATTGCCGCGACATCCTGCCGACCCTGCCGAAGGTGGATGCGGTCATTACGGACCCTCCGTATGGGATCAACTATGCCGCGGCGCCGCTTCCGGTCTATCACGGCGGCAAGCGAAGTGTTAATCACGGCGCAAGCACGTGGGACGGTCGCCCCGTTGAAGGGCTGGATCACCTTCTTGCACTGGGTAAGACTCAGATTGTTTGGGGCGGTAACTACTACCCATTGCCGCCGACTCGCGGGTGGTTAACTTGGTTCAAGCCGGATGCCCCGCCGAGTATGGCGAGCCTTGAGCTGGCGTGGACAAACATGGACCGGAATGCGCGGCAGTTCACATGGTCTATCGGCGCGACAAACGCCGAGCGTGTTGGACACCCCACCCAAAAGCCGCTTGCGTTGATGCGCTGGTGTATTGAGCAGGCAGGCGGCCCCTCGTCAATTTTCGACCCGTTCATGGGTAGTGGCACCACGGGAGTTGCGGCGGCACAAATGGGACTGTCCTTCATAGGCATCGAGCGCGAGCCCAATTACTTCGACATCACCTGCCGCCGCATCGAGCAAGCCTACAAGCAGCGCCCCTTATTCGAGCCAGAGCAGGTGAAGACGCCGCAGCAGATCGGCCTGGAGGTCTAAGCACATGCACACAGCAGCCCCCAATACCTCCATCGACCGCTCCGACAGCCAAACTGCCCCATGTCAGACAGTATCTGACTCGCCGTGTGGTGACATCTGTCAGTCGGGGGAGACTCTTGCTGTCAGAAACAGCAGACACAGCAGTAGCGACGACCTGCGCCGAGAGCTTGCCATCCAGCAGCTCGGGCGCGAAATCGAGGGCTACATGGCTGCGGTGGCGGCGATCAACAACCGCGATCCCCACACCTTTGCCGACTTCGCAGACGCCGCCATGCAAAGGGGACAGGCCGAACTGGCCCGCCTGGAGATGGAGCGCCTCATTCGCGGCAGAAGCCCAGAGCAGCGGGCTCGGATGCTGGCGGCGCAACGTGCTCGCATGGAGCGTGAGCCCGGAGCCGAAAGAAGCTGATGGCTGGCGACTGGCTAAAGATGAGCGTGAACCTTCCGGACAAGCCGGAGGTATGGCAGATCGCCGGGATGCTGGGGATCGAAGCAGATTCCGTCGTTGGGAAGCTGCTGCGGGTGTGGGCCTGGTTCGATGCTCACACCGAGGATGGTAACGCTGTCGGCGTTACATACCCGTTAGTGGATCGTGTCGCTGGTGTTACTGGATTCGCTGAAGCGATGGTGCTGGCCGGGTGGCTGCATCAGAACGGCTCTGTGATGACGGTCCCTCACTTTGAGCGTCACAACGGAAAAACCGCGAAGAATCGCGCACTTACGAACGAACGCGTTGCAAAACACCGGAAAAGTAACGATCAAAGTAACGGTGGAAGTAACGCTGGCACCGTTACCAAAACCGTTACCAGAGAAGAGAAGAGAAGAGAAGATATAGATACCGGCGGGGCTGACCTTTTCGAGCGTTTCTACGACGCCTATCCGAGGAAGGTCGGCAGGGACGCAGCCCGCAAGGCGTTTGCCAAACGCCAAGTCACCGAGGCGCTTCTTGTGACCATGCTCGCTGCCATCAAGCGGCAGGGGCTGAAGGACCGCTGCGCCAAGGGCGAGTCTCAGTACGTCCCTCATCCTGCGACATGGCTCAACGAAGGCCGCTGGCAGGACGAGGACGGCCAGGTCGATGACGACCCCTTTGGCCTGCGGAGGGCGCTGTGATCGAACAGCTTCTCTCGCGTCTGGAGAAGGTCCGTGGCCGCAACGGCTCATGGACTGCCTGCTGCCCGGCCCACGCCGACAAATCCCCGTCTCTGGCCATCCGTGATGACGGCGGAAAGATCCTGCTTCGCTGCTTTGCCGGCTGCGAGGTTTCCAACATCGTCTCTGCCATCGGGATGGACATGACCGACCTCTTTCCTCCCAGCGAGCCGAAGTACCCACCAGCGCCCAAGGTCAAGCTCTTTGCCTCTGACCTCCTGCGGGTGCTCCACATGGAGGCTCAGATCGTCATGGTTGCTGCCTACGACATGGCCAAGGGCAAAGCCCTGTCCGAAGCCGACACGGCCCGCCTGAAGCTCGCGTTTGAGCGCATCGGCTCTGCGATGGAGGCTGCATCGTGAGCCTGACATCCATTGAAAAAGCTGCGGTGCAACTCGATGAGTTCCGCAAGACCCGCCTGAAAGAGCGCCCCGTCGATTTCGAGGCGTACATGGCCGCCCGTGAGCAGGACGCCGCCCTGGTCAAGTCCGCTCCGGACTTTCGCGAACAGCTCCACGCGGAATTCGAGGGTGGAGCGGAGGCCCAAGGTCTGCGCTTGCCGTGGAACAAAGTCAGCGACAAGTGGCGCATCCGCCCTGGTGAGCTGACGATCTGGTCCGGCTACAACGGCCACCGCAAGTCCATGGTCTCGGGATTCGTCCTTCTGGACCTCCTGAAGCAGGGGCAAAAGGGCTGCGTCCTCTCGTTCGAGATGATGCCCACCAAGACCTTGCGCCGCATGGCTTCGCAGGCCCTGGCCACCGGCAAGCCCACGCCGGCCTACGTTGACAAGTTCCTGGACTTCCTGGCCGGCAAGCTGTGGCTGTACGACCAGCAGGGCACCGTGACCCCGGAGCGGGTCTATGCGGTCATCACCTACTGCGCCGAGCAGTTGGGCATCAACCAGTTCCTGGTGGATTCGATGATGAAGGTCGTTCCTGGCGAGGATGACTACAACCTCCAAAAGCAGTTTGCCGGCAAGTTGCAAGACCTCGCCCGCGATCTGACCAAGCGCGGTTTTCCGACGCACATCCACCTCATCACGCACGCCAAGAAGACGGGCGACGAGACCCGCCGACCTGGCAAGCAGGACAACCGTGGCTCGGGGACCATCGTGGACCAGACGGACAACTTCGCCGTCATGTTCCGCCTGCCCGAGTTGAAGGAAGGCGACACCGGCCCGGATCACTGCCTGTACCTAGACAAGCAGCGCAACGCGCATGACGGGTGGGAGGGGGCTGTCGCCCTGTGGTTTGACGAGCGCACGTTGCAGTTCCACGAGAGCGGGTTCGAGAAGAACTGCCCGAGGGCCTATGTCTAAGGACGACCTGCGCCGGCAGATGCCCACGGTCGCCGCCATCGTGGACGAATTCCGCCACCTCATGGCCAACGGCGGAAAGGTGATCTACGCCAGCGAGAACGGTCATGTGATCGACCGCCGAGAGCCCGAGTCCAACGTCTTCGACATCCCCAAGAACTACTGCCAACCCATGCAGGCCAAGGTGAAGAAATGAATGAAACGCTGATTGTTCTCCGCGTGAAACACAAAGACCCTCTGCCTGCGGACGCGACCGATGTTGTCGCCCAGCGGTTCTACGGGTGGGCTCTGAACAAGGGCGTTGCCGTGGATGTGACTGCCACGCTTGCCACGATTCCAAAGCAGCCGGGGGAGGCTGAGTGAAACCGCGCATCAGCGTCAGGGGTGGGCTGGGCAAGGTTCGCATCTGGGCGTGCGTGAGCGTGGACAACTCGGTGCCGTTCATGACCGGCCTTCGTATTGGGTACGGCTACACCCCCGCCCAAGCCTATGCGGAGTGGGAGGGATCGTGACCAAGCGCGTCCTCCACCTGGTCAACCCTCAGGTACGCCAGAGGGCTCTGGAAGCCGTCCGGGAGGCCGCTGACGGTTGGACGGTGACGATTGCGGAGCCGACCCGCACCCTTGAGGCCAACGCCAAGCTATGGGCGCTGCTGACCGACATCTCGGAACAGGTCGAGTGGTACGGAAAGCGCCTGACGCCGGAGGACTGGAAGCACGTTTTTTCAGCCAGCCTGCGCAAGCTGACCGTGGTTCCGAACCTTGACGGCTCCGGATTCGTGGCGCTGGGCATGTCCACCAGCCGCATGTCAAAGCGCGAGTTCTCCGACCTGCTGGAGCTGATTCAAGCCTTCGGAGCCGAGCGCGGGGTGGAGTGGTCGGATGAGGCGGTGGCCGCATGAACACCACCCCCAAGCCCCGTCCCTGCGCCCACTGCAAGCGGGAGTTCCTGCCGGCTCGCCCCATGCAGGCGGTGTGCTCCCAGCGTTGCGCTACCCGCAAGGTGAAGGCCGACCGGGACAACAAGGTCAAGGAAGAGCGCGCCAAGACCCGTGCCCAGCGCGAAGCACTCAAGACCCGGGGCCGGCTGCAGGCGGAGGCGCAGGAAGCCTTTAACGCCTACATCCGCTACCGGGACATGGGCCTGCCCTACATCGACTGCGGACAGCCCTTTGAGCCCGGTCGCCCTGGTGGGTCGGTCGATGCCGGCAACTACCTTGCCCGCAGCGTGGCGCCGAACCTTCGCTTTCACGAAGACAACGTAC